GCCGCAAGTTCGTCGAGCGCATCGCCCCGGGCGCGTTCAACGAGACGCTGTCGGCCAAGGGCGACGTCAAGCTCTACTACAACCACGACGCGTCGATGCCGCTCGCGCGCACCCGCTCGGGCACGCTCACGCTGCGCAGCGACCGGAACGGCCTCGCGTTCGAGGCGACGCTGCCCGACACCACGCTCGGGAACGACGTGCGCGCGCTGCTTGAGCGCGGCGACCTCAGCGGCGAAATGTCGTTCGGGTTCTACGTCACCGAAGACACTTGGAGCAAGGACAGAACTCAGCGCCTGGTGAAGAAGGCAACTCTCGTCGAGGTGTCCATCGTCCAGGACGCGGCATACCCCCAGACCAGTTCGTCGCTTCGCAGCGTGTGCGATCGCGACCGATTCACCCGCGCGCTACGACTGCGCGAATTGAAGGAAAAGCACCATGGCAACGGCATCTGATTGGAACAGCCTCAACGAGGCGATGCAGGAGCGCAAGAAGCTCCTGACGGACATGCAGGCGCTCAACAACCGCGCCGACTTCGGCCCGCTCGAGCAGGAGCAGTGGGACAAGATGGAGGCGCGATACAGCGAGCTCGACAAGAGCATCGCCCAGGCGCAGCGTTCCGCGAGGATCGCGGACGAGCTCAAGAAGCCCGTCCTGGCATCGCGTGCGTCGATCTCGACGGCTGATGCGTCGTCCGGCAACGAATACCGCGACGCGTTCGCGCGCGCTCTGCTCACCGGCTCGATGGCCGAGATCCGCGGCACGATCGTGGCGAACCAGAACAGCACCTCGAACGCGCCCGTGCCGACCGACATGCAGCGGCGCATCGTCGAGCTCGTCCAGAAGCAGCTTGTGCTTCGGAGCGTCGCGACCGTCTACACCGTCGCGAGCGACCAGCAGATCACCGTCGACGCGAACGTCCCGACCGGATACCTGGTCGACGAGTCGACCACGACTACCGACAGCTACGCCGCACCGACCAACAGCGTCACGGAATCGACGGTCACCTTCGGCCGCAAGACCGTCGGCGACTACGCGTTCGCGGTCCGCACGCCGGTCACCAAGTTCGCCTACCAGGACTACATCGGCGGCGGCGACTTCCTCGCGCGCAAGGTCGGCGAGGGCGTGTACCTCACCGAGGAGCAGTACCTCATGACGGGTGACGGATCGAGCTCGGCGACCGGAAATCCGGCGCAGCCGACTGGAGCGATTACGGCGGTCAAGAACGACACCGGACAGCGGTTCGTCGCGACGGCCGGATCAAGCGGTCAGGGCCTCGCCACCATCGCGGCCGACGACATCATCGAGACGGTGCACAAGTGCCTTCCCCGCTACCGGCGCGATCTCCGCTGGATGATGGGCGACGCGGTCGCAAAGACCGTCCGCAAGCTCAAGGACGGCAGCAATCGCTACCTCTGGCAGGTTTCCGACAACGTCGCGGAGGGCCTCACCAACGGCCTCAACGGCCAGCTGTACGGCATTCCGGTCGCCATCTCGGAGTTCATGCCGACCACGATTGCGGCGAACGACGTGGCCGCCGTCGTCGGAAACTGGTCGTACGTCGAGATCTACGACCGCGGCGGTCTTGAGTTCCTCGTCGACACGACCAGCCAGATGCAGAAGCTGACCACGATCCTCCAGGCTTGGAAGCGTTCCGATGTCGTCGTGACCAACACGAAGGCGTTCGGCTACCTCGCGTTCAAGTGATTCCATTCGCATCGCGGCGTCTGGGGGGAAACCCCCAGATGCCGTTTCCATGAGCATCCCGCTCTCAACAATCAAGTCGGCGCTGAAGATCGACTACGCCGACGACGACGCGGACCTCATCCGTCTGCGCGAGGCTGCACTCGACCTCGTCGAGCGCAAGACCGAACTGATCATGTCGCCGAAGGCGCGCACGCTGTACCTCGCGACCTGGCGCGACACGCTGCTTCCGGATCACCCGTTCAACTCGCTGACGAGCGTCCAGTACCAGGACAGCGCGAACGCCACGCAGACCATGCCGTCGTCCGACTACTGGATCGACCGGACCGACGGCCCGATGGTCAAGCTCCGGTTCCTCGAAGCGCCGGCGATCTACGAGGGCACGGCGATCACCGTCACCTACAACGCCGGCTACAGCGTGGTGCCGAACGAAGTCGTGCACGCCGTGATCGCGCTCGTCGGCGCGTGGTACAACAATCCCGAGGCGTTCCAGCCCGTCGGGCTCGCGACCGTGCCGCTGTCGGTCGAGTACATCCTCAACGCCGTCGGGACGGGGAGCAGGATCCGATGATCTCGGGCGGCCTACTCCGGTGGACGGCGACGGTGCAGACGCCGAGCGCGACGCTCGACTCGCTCGGAATGCGCACCGCGACCTGGACGGCCGGGAGCACGTTCCGCTGCGACCTGCGCGAGAACAGCGCGAGCGAGCAGGGCTACGCCGACGGCGTCGCCGTGGTCCGCTCGATCGAGGTCCGCGCGCGGTGGCAGGCGGTCCAGAACGCCGCGCTGACCGAGGTCTGCCGGCTCACCGTGCGCGGCCGCACGCTGAAGGTGAACGCCATCCGCAACCTCGACGAGGCCGACCGCGTCGCCGTGATCGACTGCACGGAGGTGAACTGATGGCCACCATCGAATCAGCCGTGCGTGCCATGCTGATCACCGGATCGACGCTGTCGGCGGCCGGAATCCCCGATTCCCGCGTGACGCATGGCTACCGGCTACAGGACTCGATCCTGCCGGCGTGCACATTCGAGGTCGAGCCCGAGGAGCGCATGACCATCGGCGCGAACCCGCTGCTGCGGACGCGCGTCGAGATCCGCGTCGTCGCCGACCGCACCAACGATGCGCTCGCGTTCCGCGACGAGCTCCAGACGCTGTGCGTCGCGGGAACCTACGACACCTACGTCTTTCAGGCGGTCGAGTGGCAGGGCCACACGATCGACCCGGCCAACACCGCAGACGGCGACGAGAACCAGCCCGCCGAGCTCGCGTGCTCAATTGAAATCCACTACACGGAGTCATAGATGGCACTCTCTGGAACCCTCGCAAGCATCACCGCCGGCGGCACCACGCTCGCGGCCGTCGGCACCGCGACTATCTCAATCAACGTTCCGGCCATCGACGTGACCCCGATCGGCTCCACGGTGCAGTACTACATCGCGGGAGCCCTCGGCGGCACCGGATCGCTCGACATCTTCTACGACCAGACGGCCGGCGGCACGACCGTGCTCGACGGCTACGCGGCCGCGCGCACCTTCAACACCTACGTACTGACGCTCGCCACCGGACAGACGATCACCGGGTCCGCGATGATCACCGGGTACGAGGTGACTGCGCAGGCGCAGGGCGTCACCCGCGCGACCGTCTCGCTCCAGTTCGACGGCACCATCACGATCGCATGAACCCGATCCGCGCCATCTTCACCCTGGAGCCCGTGCGGATCGACTGGCGTGGCACGCCGATCGACATTCGCCGGCCGAGCGCGCTCGACATCATCGAGGCGCTCGAAGTCTCGAAGTCGCACCCGGAACGGATGTACGCGTGGTTTTCGTTCCGGCATCTTGAGCACGAGGGGAAGCCCGTGTTCGAGTCGATCGAGGACGCGCTCGCGGCCGACGGCAACGCGATCATCGAGCTCGGCCGCGAGGTGGAGCGCCTGTACGGCGAAGGCCGGGACTAGATCAGGGCCAGCGCGCGGTGCTCCGCTGCGCCCTGAAATACATGAGCACCACGATCGACCGCATTCCCGCAGCACTGATCAATGCAGACCTCGATATCCCGGATTGGGAAGGCATTCGGACGCAGCTCGCGGAGCGTGCCAGGGCGATCGACCGGACGCGGATACATTGAGTTCCGCGTGACCGACGAAAGCCTGCGCGCCACGACGCGCGCTCTGCAATCGGTGGACAAGAAGCTCCGGAAGAAGATCGCAGCGAAGGCGCTCCGCAAGTGGGGGCAGGCGGTGCGGAAGGTCGCCCGGATGAACGCGTGGCGAAACGCGGACAGGACGAAGCGCCAGCTGACCTACAAGATCCGGCCCTACAAGCGCGCCATCTGGTGCGCCGTCGGCGTCAAGACCGACAAGGTGCGCAACCCGAACGATCGCGGCCGCATCGGCCGCAACTCGCCGTTCGTCGGATGGAAGAGCCACTTTATGGAAGTCGGCTGGCACGCGTTCCCCAAGGGCGCAGGCGGCAACCGGGAACGCGTGAAGGAGATCATCCGCAACCGTGCGATTGACGAAGGGCGCGGCGGCACGACGACCTATTTCCGCACGTTGAAGAGCGGAAAGGTGATCAGGCAATCGACGCGCGCGCGCAAGCGCACGCTGTCGGCCGGCGGATCGTTCGGCGGCGGCCGCGGCTGGCGGAAGGGACTCCGAGGACGCAAGGGCGTCTATCAGTCGCAGTACGCGCGCCACTACATCTGGAAGGCATCGCAGCACGGCCGCTCGATCGCCGCGCGCGTGATCGGCGAGTCGATCGCCGAGGGCATCCGAGAGATCCAGAAGGGAATGGCGGCATGAGCGCGATTCCGAACCTCAAGGTGCCGATCACCGTGCAGACCGATCAAGTCGCGCCGGCGATGCGGAAGGTCGAGCGC